GGTCAGGTAGAAATACCAATGACCAAAATGATACACCACACTGCTATGGATTGGCGGGGGTCTCCTGAGGGAAAAAGTCTGTTGCGTGGGTGTTATCCTACTTGGTATCGCTTAAACAAGCACGAAGAACATCGAGATATCGCACTTGCAAAGGATATTCGTAATGCAACGGTTATTCGCGTTCCGCAAGAACTTATTCGGTGGGCTAATACGCCAATTAATGCAAGCATGGACGACGAGACCAAGGCGCGGATTAACGCAGCTATTAATGCTCTTGAAGTGTATAAAAAAGCTGCCCGCGATCCTAATTTTAATTCTCAAACTGGCTTTGTGCTTCCTAGTGATACGTTTGTCACTAATGCAGGGACGCAAGAGGAAAAAGTAAGCAACGTTCGCAAGTACGAAATTGAACTGTTAAAAGCTGAAAACAGCGATCACAAAGACCTGATGGAAACCATCAAGGAAAAGCAGGACGAGCTACGCCAAAACCTTTTGATTGCGTTTATCGCGCTTGGTTCTAATCGCGGCGGATCACAAGCACTTGCAAAAGAACTAACAGAGATGCTTGCTTTGTCGCTTGAAGGCCAAATGCGCCGTTATGCTGACAGCTTTAATAACCAAGAATTGCGCCGTTATGCCGTGCTTAACAATCTTGATTACGATGCACTGCCAAAGCTAACGCCAAACCGAATTAAAACGCCTGATCTTGAAATGCTTGGCGGGTTTATCCGTGATGTATCAGGCAGCGAAATTATGCTTGATGAAGAACTTGGCGAGGATGTGCGCGGACTGATTAAAGGCAGTATCTAATGCCACTAGGTAGCGCGAAAGAACAAGAACGCATTGCCCAAGAACTAATGGACAAATTGGAGCCGGGCATTCGCTCCGCGTTCCTTGATATGATCGACAAGATCGACATCCCATTGTCTGAATTGGTTGCACTGATTGAGGCCAATGACTTTGTAGCGGTTCAGCAAATAATCAACACGCAATATGGCCTATATGCGCCTATCCTGTCATCTGCGGTTATTGGTGCTGTGGTTGCATCCGGTCAGTCAACAGCGCAACAGCTTGACGGTACGCCAATTCGCGAAGATTACCAGCGCATAAGCGGCCCTAAAAAGATTGTTGCCGTGTTTGATCAGTCAAACCCTAACACCGTTGCTGACATGGAAGCATACCGCGCAACGTTTATTTCAGAGATTACAGAAACGCAGCGAGATGCAATCGGTAATGCGGTAACGGACGGTTTGCGCCGTGGGTTAAACCCGCGTGATTTTGCCCGTGAGATACGCCAGACCATCGGCCTTTCGTCTGATCTACAAAGGCACTTGGTAAACTTCCGTCGAAAGTTAGAGGACTTGGATCCGTCTGTATTCTCCAATACGCGAAGGGACAAGCGTTTTGACGCAACACTACGACGCGCAATCGAAGGTGATAAGCCTTTATCCAAAGACCAAATCAATAAGATGGTGGAACGCTACAGGCAACGGCTTTTGGTTTATCGCTCAGAGCGTATCGCGCGGACAGAAGCACTCAGGGCGCATAGTGTCGGCAACATTGCGTCGTGGCGTCAAGTCTTTGAAGCCAACGAGATACCAGAAGCGGTAGTTAGGCGAGACTGGCGCTATACTCATGATGGTAGAACGCGAGAATGGCACCGAGATATTCCGCGACTAAATCCGAAAGGCGTCGGCATTAACGAGCCATTCCGCACACCATTAGGGCCGTTGCGTTATCCGGGCGATCCTGCGGGACGTGCTGCAAACGTGGTTAATTGCCGTTGCACGGAAACCATGCGTCTTGATTGGGACTTGGAAGGCTAGTTTACCTAACGGTAAATTATTGTCATAAAACATCATTTTTCAGAAAAGCATTACTCACAGGTAAAGTGCAATTATTAATTGACACCATGCTTGTGTTGGTTTAGCTTGTGTGTATCTTAAATAGGAGGAATTTTTATGCGTTATGTGAAAACAGAAAATAAAATCGGGTTTAATTGCATTACAGAAAATAAGCCGTACAAAGCAAATTTTACACATCCAAATCATTTTATTATCAGTAATGACTTGGGAATTCGCAACTATTATTCTTTTTTATATGGCGGGTGGGTTGAGTGTGACAAAGACGGCAATGGCATTAAATAAAGCGAAAGCCCCAAGCGCGGAGGAAACGCTGGGGCTTTCTGTTAGCTGCGTATCTGTCAGTGAGGCGGGGACAGATATTTATCGCGCTTGTTCTTGTTTTGTACTATTTATTTTCCGCCATTGCAACAGAAAAATTGCTTGCAAACGTGATTTTATCGTGTCAATATCAGTTATCACAAAGGAGGATTTGTTGTGCGTTACGTGAAGACGGATTATGATGGATGCTCGTATATAACCGCTGACAAGGTTTACAAGTTATTTAATGAGGACCATGGATACGGTGAAATCTTTAACGATAGTGGGGAAATGTCGCTTATTGTTGTTGGATATGGTTGCGCTCACTTGGACCGCAACGGAAGCTGGATTGAATGCGATGCGGACGGAAACGAACTGGAAACCAAATAACGGTAAAGTCACAGACGATGTGTTTGTTGAATACCGTTGCGCAGATGGATACGTAGGAAGAAAACACGCATTTCATCTGCGATGGGACAAACAAGGCAACGTTGGCGATATCGTGGAATATCGGATATTGGAGGAATATAAATGAAATACTTAACCCTAGACAACATGATCATTGCGGTGTTTGGTTGCATCGTTATGTTTTCTGTAATGCTGGTAACGCCATGAAGGAATGGCTAACTAGTGCGTTTGTGTTGACCGTTGCGTTTTTGATTATGGCTAGTTATGCCATTGTATGCGCGGTTATCTTTCTTGCGGCATTCATTAAATCAGTAGCGTGGCAGATCGCCGCCGTGCTGTGTGTCGGTATGCTGCTTTATTTCGGAGGTTATATGTGATGTCGATTGATATCATCGGAGATACGATTTACTACATGAATAAGCCTGTTGCTGATATTCGCGATGATGTAATGCCATCGTTTCGTGATAAGTTTGAGGATGAGCTTGTGGGCGAAGATAATGAAAGGACACGCAAAGCTAAGCAGTCGGCTTACAATGAGCTTGCCAAGGCTGTTGACTGCGCGCTGAATGATTACGCATGATCCCAGACCTTAACAAAAAATACCGTCATGAAAACTATGACGTTAACGTGTGCAAAGTAATTAACAGTGTGTTAAGTGTGGAATTTCCATTTAATACACTAAATTGTGTGTACATTGGTTATGACGAATACAACAAGCCGAAATTTGAGGTTTCCGTAATTGGCGATCATTACGACGATCAGGCAATAATTGCATTGACAAAGGCCAAGGCTTGTGAGATTTTACCGTTAGTTGGCGTTGTTGGTGCAAAGCCAATTGTTATCATTAAGGAGGGTTAATTGAAATTTACCGTTTCCCGTTCCGCTCTTAACCGGGCAATTAAAAACATTGCTGGCGTGGTGGAAAAGAAAAACACCATGCCGATCTTGGCTCACGCTAAACTTGAAGTTGGCGACAAGCTGAAAATCACAGGATCGTCAATGGATATTGAGGCGACCGCAACAGTTGAATGCGAAGTTGCGCAAGCTGGCGAAATTACCGTTCCAGTATACACTTTGGCGGATATCGTTAATAAGCTGCCTAATGGCGATGTGAAAGTGTCGCTTGAGGATAGCAAACTAAAGGTATCTAGCGGACGTTCGCGCTTTACGCTACCCACGTTGCCTGTTGGTGACTTCCCGTCTATGAATATGGAAAGCGACGTATACTTTGATATTCCCGCCGCAACATTTGGTTATATGCTGCAAAAGTCTGAGTTCTGCGCAAGCGATGACGAAACGCGATATTATCTCAATGGCGTATGTCTGGACTTCAAGGACGATGCAACATATTCGGTTGCAACGGACGGGCACAAGATGGCTAAGATTGCCGGTGTAAAAACTGTTGATCATGCGCAAATTATCATTCCATCAAAAACCGTCATGCAAGTTCTTAAGCTGCTTGATGGTTGCGAGATTGTAACTGTGTCTCTGTCTGATAACCTGATCGGGTTCAACTTTGGCGATGCTGCTGTATTGTCTCGCTTGATTGATGGTAAGTTCCCGGATTATGGGCGTGTTATCCCAGAAGGCAACGATAAGAAAATGTCGGTTAACGTTGCTGATATGCTTGGCGCTATTGAGCGTGTTGGTTCCATTGCTGACAGCAAGACACGGGCTGTTAAATGCACCATTGCAGACGGAACAATGACGATTGAGGCTAAATCATCTGAGTTTGGCGAAGCGTCCGAGGTTATTGACGTTGATGCTGACTTTGACCTGATCATTGGCTTTAACGGTCGTTATATGTCTGACATTCTCAAGTCGCTGGAATGTGAAGCCGTTGATATGTCGTTTAGCACGGAAAGCGGGCCTATTCGTATTGAAGATGAGGATCAGCTTTATATCGTAATGCCATTGCGCGTGTAGTCTTGATCTTTAAACAAGGGAAATGTGATGGATAGTAATGATATTGAGATACTGGAGAAATCAAGAGAATGGCTTAAAAATGCATCCCGCAACAAAGATATGCATGTGCAGATAACTGATGCATACAGATATTATGCCTATGAGCTAGGAAAGATAATCGAAAAACTTGAATTTAATTCCTAAGTATTACCCCGCCAATTTGGCGGGGTTTTCTTCTGCGTATATTCCACACAAAAACTTTGCACAATAAATTTGACCACATAATCTTGTTGTGATATAACTACATAAATTTTGTGTAAAAGTGTATTGGTTAATGACCGACAAACATAATTCCGAAAAATTCCAAGGTTCTGGTGATATCGTCAAGCGCGACAATGAAAAGCGCATTATGGGCGGATGGTTTAACGTCTTTAAATATGATGGTGAGGACGTTGTAGACCGCCAAGGCGACGTTGTAGACATCGAAAGCTACTCAGATGCATATGTCGAATATGTAAAAGATGCGCGAGTTGGCAAATTTGATCACGACGGGAACCAACGCGCTGATCTGATTGATAGCATCCTGATTGATAGCGAAGAATACGCAAAGATGCTTGTGTCAGAAATCACCGGCATGTCACCAGAAGATATCCCCGTTAAAAAAATTGGTCATTTTGGTTCGTTCCAAGTTCGATCTGATGAAGATTGGGAATTGGCAAAAAATGACAAGCTGATGTTTTCCATCGGCGGAACGGGCAAGCGGGAAGAAATCAATGACTGATAAAAAGAGATACCGTCTAAAAGTTAACAAGCTGTCTGAAATTTCCGCCGTAGAGCGCGGTGCCAACCAGCATTCGCACGTTACTTTTATGAAGGCAATGGACTACAACGAAACCGAGCGATCATACGATATTAGGCGAGAAGCAAGTGAGGAAATTTGGGAAGCAACCCAAGTCCTTCAAGATGTGGTCCGTAATCTTGTAGAAAGCAACGAAGAGAACAAAACGGAAACGCTTATGCGATCCGTTGACCAGTTTGCGGCTGACCTAAAGCAAAAGCTGTCTGTCGTAAAAAGCGCCGGGTCGCCCGGTAAATCTGAAACTGAAAAGGGAAGTCAAATGACTGACAAGGTAGAAAAGGGCGATCTTGAAGCCAAGGTTGCCGAACTCGAAAAATCCCTGTCTGATGTCACCAAAGAACGCGACGAAGCAAAAGCCGAAATCGCAAAACGTGACGAACAGGCAGCGATTGAAAAGAGCGACGATGTTTTCAAATCCGTTGATGGCGATCTGATTAAGAAGTCAGAAGTTGGTGGCGCTTTTGAAACGCTCAAAAAGCAGGATGCGGCTATCCGCAAAATGCAGGCAGAAGCAGAAGTCCGCAAGGCAGAAGATTTTGTTAAGTCTGAATACGGTCATCTTGTAGGCGAAAATCTCGCTAAAGCATGGCGCGAAGTTCAGAAACTTGACGAAGATGTTCGCGAAGTCGTTAAAGGCGTATTTGATCAGGCGGAAAAAGCCGCTGCTGACATGTGCGTGACTAAAGGAATGGGTGGCGAGAAAAAAGAAGTTTCCGCGAAAGAGGAAATGGACAAGAAAGCCAAAGCCCTGATGGAAAAGTCGCTTGAGGGCGGTAATTCCATGTCCTACGTGGATGCTTACGACGCTGTAGCGAAGTCTGATCCAGAACTCTACGCAAAAGCAGTGGAAGGTAAATAATCATGGCTGTTCTTGAAAGCGTAAAATCCGTAACCCTCACTGCTGGCGGTGCAATTGGTCAGTATGAGGTTGTCGAAATCCTTTCGGCCAATGCTGGCGAAGTAACTTCGGTTGCTACGGCTGGCAATGATGGCGTTGGCGTTGCTCTTGAAGCTGCTGCGGCTGATGGTGACAAAATCAACGTTGCTGTTATCACTGGTGGCGGCAAGTGCAAGGCGAAAGCTGGTGCTGCTGTTGCTGCTGGTGTGAATTTGACCACCGACGCGTCTGGCCGTGTAGTCACTGCGGCAGTTGGTAATGCCGTTATTGGCAAGTCTCTTAGTGCCGCTGGCGCTGCTGGTGAAATTCTGACGATGCTTTTTGATAAAAAAGCCAACGTTGTTTAAGGCATAAGGAGTAATTAAAAATGCCTCTTACTAATCCAACTGCTGGTGACGTTCATGTAAATGTGCCGTTGACCAACTACGCGCAGAAGTATTTGCAGAATGCGGATAACTTCATCGCTGGTCGCGCATTCCCGAACGCTACGGTCGCAAAACAGTCTGACAAATACTATGTATTTGATAAAGGCGATTTCTACCGTGACGAAGCCGCTATTCGTGCGGATGGTACGGAAAGTGTCGGTTCCGGTTTCAATCTTTCGACTGACACCTATTTCGCTGATGTTCGCGCATTCCACAAGGATGTAACCGACCGTCAGCGAGCCAATCAGGATGCAGCCGTACAGCTTGATAACTCGGCAACTCAGTACGTAATGCACAAGCTGCTTATTAGCCGCGAACGTGTGTTTGCAACTGAAGCTTTCGGCACTTCGATCTGGGGTACTGACTTTAACGTCAACTCCTCTGGTGCAGCTCTTTGGAATGCTGCAAACTCTACTCCGATTGAAGAAATCCGAAACGGTAAGCGTACAGTTCACACCAATACCGGCTTTAACCCGAACAAAGCTATTATCGGTCGTGGTACGTATGACGCGCTTCTTGATAACGATGATATCCTTGGTCGCATTAACGGCGGCGCTACTACCGCGCTTCCGGCAATGGTACAGCGTCAGCGTCTTGCCGAAATCCTTGAGCTTGACGAAATCCTCGTAATGAACGGTGTTTACAACTCCGCTGTAGAGGGTGCAACTGATAGCATGAGCCTGATCGGCAACGATGGCATGCTTCTGTACTATGCTCCGTCAACTCTTGGTTTGAATGAGCCGACTGCTGGCGCTCAGTTCTCTTGGACTGGCTACATGGGTGCAACCCAGAACGGTATGCGCATTAAGCGCTTCCGTATGGATCATCTTGAGAGTGATCGTATCGAAGGTGATATGGCTTTTGACTTTAAAGTCACGGGCGCTGACCTTGGTTACTTCTTCTCAAACACCCTGTCTGCTTAACTTGTGATGGGGGCTGTAATGGCCCCTTTCTTTCTCACGGAGATTATATATGCGACGTAAGATTTTTTCACGAATGGATACATTTATGGCATTGTGTCCTGTTCGTATTTCCAAAGATCAAACAATCAATATCGGTGAAACTATTCCTGATGGAATGTTCAAGCGCCATGCGTTGCGTGGTATGTATAATCGCCGTAAAATTGGTGCTGTTGATTGTCCTTGTGCAAAACAGATTGTTGAACGCAAGCTGAAATCAATGGAGCCGAAAGTTGAAAAAATCCCAGAAGAACCAACTCAAGAACCTGTCGAAGAAAACGATAAAGACGAGAGAGAAACGCTCTGGGAAATTGCAGACGAGCACGGCGTCGAATACGACAAACGATGGGGCGTAAAGCGCCTTAAAGAAGCACTTGGCGAGGTTGTAGATGAGTAAGCAACTTAGCCTAATGACGCCTGCTGCTGCTTCTGAAAACGTGGCAGCAACTACGGCAAAAGCTAACATTGAAAACTGCACTGGTGTTATTGCGCGCGGTCCCGGTGATTTTGTTGGTCAACTAGTCGGTGATACCAGCAACACAACGATTACTATGGCTGCTGGTGCTGTTTATCCAATTCGCGTTAAATCAATTGACGCAACAAGCGGGATAGCAGTTGTTCTGCTTTATAACGTATGAGAATTGCTATTAGTCTGGCAATAGGGGCAGTTCGACAATTCACGGCATACGCCCTTTCGTTTATCACCAACGTTCGCGGCACAAGTAATGGTGTTGACGTTCGGACTACATCCAACGGCGACACGAGAATAACTAACGAGATTGCATAATGGCTAACGTAACCATAGATAATCTTTCCCCCCCCGCTAGCGTTGAGGGCGGTGATTTGTTTGAAACCTCAAAGTCTGGTATTTCTGGTAGCGCAACATCTGATCAGGTGAAGGATTTTGTTTCATCGGAAACAAACATCAAACGGTCTTTTTGGGGTAACTACGACGATGGGGCTACCTCGGTAACTCCACTTAGCGTGCCAGCATCAACTTGGACGTCAATACCTAGTGATGGGGCTGGCGGCTTTACTATCCTTGACGAATTGCCTGCTGGTTATTCTCTTTACGACACAACAAACAGTTACATTGATCTTTCGGATGTTACATCAAATTCAGTGGTAATGATCCGCGCAGATTTTGTTGTGGAAACATCAACTAACAACGTTGGCCTAAAATACAGACTTTATTTTGACGGTGATATTCAGGTATTTCTAACAAAGCGCCTACCAAGGCTTGATGAGGGCGCAACAACTTATAACATTGTAGAGGAAACAACAATTTTTGCCGGTGCTGCGACGAAAAACTTTCCTATACGTGCGCAAGTATTCTCAACTTCATCGGTAGATATTACTGTAAACGGTTTCTTTATCCATGTAATCGAACGCTAACCTTAAGGTTAGTATTAATATCATTATATAGGTGTTACAATGGGCGCAAGCAAAGAATTTGAAGGGTGGTTAGAAATTGCTGCTACAACTTTAGCTGTTAACCCTTTCTTTGCTTTGATTTTCTTTCTGGCTGTTCTCGCAGTCATTGCGCTCGGAATGTGGCTATACTATAAGATGAAAAGCAAAGCTGGCACTGATCTAACAATATTAATAAACATGGTCGAAAAGCTGGATGACAAGGTTGATATTGTTATTGCAGACTTCGACAGAAAGATTGACAGTGTTAGTGATGAACTAAAAGAGTTTCGTAAAGAGACAAACGAAAACATTGTAAAG